GACTGCCGCATAATCGCGTCCTGACGATCTCCTCCACCAGCGTTGCTTACAGGTCGAGCAGAGCTAGTGCCAGAACTAGCAGGCCGAACATTACTAGCGCTGTTTCCACTACTGCCACTTCCTGTCTCCTTAACTGTCACATCAGACGCTTTTACGTTGTAGTAGGTTTTGCCGTTACGCTCAACAGCGTTGACCACGGCCTCAATAACATCACCTTCGGCAAGCTGGTGCCAATTCTGACCTACCTTTACGTTAGCAACTGGCTTTTTCTTCTTGCCCATACCGTACCAGTTGCCATCTACATTGATGTTGACTGCATACTGGTTGCCGTACTGATCTTCTTCGCCAAAGTCCTTGACGAAAATCTTGTCAATCTTTCCTTCAATAATCTGCTTACTCATTTCGCTGTCTCCGATTAGTGAGTCTCTGCCCAGCTCTCGCCAGACTGTACTTCACCCGCTAAGGGGCATCTCAAATTAAGAAACTGGGTGGTCTTGTTAAACGCCCAGTGTACAATACTATTATACATCGATATGTCTTTTTCTGCAACCTCCGCTTGTACTTCGTCGTGTATATTCCCTACAAATGTAACGTCCAGTTCTTTGCTCTTAACTGCTGAATCAATGTAGCAGAGCACCACCTTCATAGCAATGCCACCACCTGACTGAAACAGGTAGTTAAGTGCTTTGTGCTTCATCAGCTTGCCGTCACTATCTCGACGCATAAACACCTTTCGTCCATCAAGTCCAATCAAGTAACCACGACCTGCTGCCTTTTCTACTGTTGGCTTCAACGTGCTTATACCCGGAAAAACGCTTTCCACGGCCTCAATGATGCGCTTTCCATTGGCTTCTGAAAGATTAAGTATTGTCGCAACCTTGCGAGCACTAGCGCCATAGACAGTGCTGTAGACACAAGACTTTGCCTCATCTCGTGTTTCCACGCCGCATGGCCTACAAGCGTCCAAAACTCTCGTGTGTGGATCAGTTCCTTTGGATTTATCACCGTTGATGAGGGCATCGGTAAAAGCCTCGCTGTTAATGTAATGCGCTGCAATACGCAGCTCCAATCCTTCTGCGTCAAAGCCGACTAGCTTGTAGCCCTCGCCTCGGTGGGTAAAAAGGCTCCGCATCTCCTCGCCGAAGAATACGTCAGGGCTAGCTTTAGGTACGTTAGCAACGATCTTGTGTGTCATCCGCCCGGTGTTAGTCCCATTGGGATTAGCACAAGCAGGGACTCTGCCATCGTCTCGGCAGTTATCTATCCAACCTTTGATTTGATTGCTGCGGTGAGTCAGCTTTGTGTAGTGCGCCAGCGTGTGTCCAATGTCAGACTGCTTCATGCGCTCTAGGTTAGGGCAAGGTTCACCGTCTGGCTTGATCTTAGGAATACCTGTGCTGCTGTACTGCGTTGGAACCCAGCCTAGTTGCACTAGACGCTGTGCAACCTTCTGGTGTTGGCTTAACTCTATCGGGTGCCACTGAATCCGACCAAATGGCCCACCAACATCTCCGTAGTCTTCAGCCATCTTAGTCAGACTTCCATCCTTCTTAAAGGGAGCCTTGACCTCTGACTTGCGCTCGTAGTAGAAGCCCATTGTTGCTTTGATCTGCTCGTATATCTCAGCAGCCTCAGCGTCTAGCTGGTGGACGTAAGTCTTAGCTTGCTGAAGACGGAAAGGCCAGCCAGCACGTTCCTGACGGGCAATGATTTCCGCGACCTTGTGCTCTATCCTAGCTGGCGTTTTCCAGTTTACTTTCATCGTTTATTGCTCAGTCTGGCTTTACAGTTTGTTTATAAAATAAACTGTTTTATTATAAACAAAGTCAATAGTTCTATGTTTCTTATTTCAGTCGAAATCGTTTCATTAAATGAAATGAAAGGATTACCCCTGCATCTCTTTGAGTAGATGCTTATATACCTGCTCAGTAACTTCAACATCCTGACGACAATAGTTTAGCATGTCTTCGTTGTACTCGTCAAACGCGGCTTCTTGTTTACCGTAGTCACCCTTGTAGATACCGACCCGATAGCCCCAAGCCTGTAAGCTGTGCGGCCCTACCTTCTGGGGCAGACCTTCTGGGCGTTCCCGGTCAGGGTTAAGCAGTCGAGACAGCACGAGCGTGTCAATCTCCATCTTAGGCTGTGGGTATATCTCACCGATAAACATCTCTTGATTTGCATCGCACCACTGATAGATAGCAGGTAAGTCAAAGTTTATGATGTTGTGTCCGATCACAACCTGCCCATCTAGTGAGCGAACGAACTGCTCAATTTGATCTGGCCCAAACTTATAGACTACACCAGTCTTGTAGTCCTTAGCCACTGCACAATGCACCGTGGTCATCTTGTCAAGCAATCCGTCTGTTTCTATGTCTATAGTCAACATTTTAGTCATCTTCTTCACCTTCTAGTGCATCCTCTATCTGCCAGATAGTGTAGAGATTCATCTTCATTAGATCAAGCATTCCCAGCATCTCTGCTCGACTAAACTCATATTTGTCTAGCACTTTAGCCATATCTTGCATAGCTGTGTTGCAATGTTTAACTTTAATGTGTGCTGTGATGTCTTCAATAGTCATACTCTGGAGCCTCCCACTTGTTAAGTCTTCCTGTGCTCATGTTCATCTGAACGATGTCAGCAGGGCCAGTTGTACCCCACTCACGATTCTTTTTGATGCTGATACGCGCTCTTCCTTTCTCTTCGTTCTCTGTAACTTCAGGCTCTAGGGCTGCGATCCAGAAGGCCAACTGCTCGAAGGAACCAGAGCCGCGAGCCATGCTCGGATCAATGTAAGTCCAAACAGCATCGTTGACTTCATCCTTGACGTTGATCTTCTGTTCAAACCTACGAATGTGCGCGACCATAATCATAGTGCAACCTGTAGCCGCACAGAAAGCCGCAACCTCAGAAAGCACGTTGTCGATTAGCTTTCTCTCATTGTCGCGATCATCATGCGAGAAGACAATGCTGATGTGGTCAAAGATGAAACGAGTCACACCTTGCGCGTGATAGTAACGCAGCATGTGTAGCAGACGGTTCACGTCAACTCGACCCTGTGGGCCTAGATCAATGAACCAAGTCCTGTCATTGTTAATCAGCTTGTCATAGCTGCTTTTAATCTGCTCCTTTGGCAAGATTCCCGGATCGAGTCGATACTTTGGCAGTGGCACGTTATTGTCCAAGGCAATCAACCGCTGCGCTGCTTTTTTCAAGTCTTCCTCAAGAAATAACCAAGCAACCTTTTCGTTGGTGTTAGCAATCAAGTCATAGCCTAACTCTGCCACCCAAGTTGACTTACCAACACCGGGCGGTGCCATAACAATACCTAGTTCGCCATCTCGCAACCCACCTAGCTTCTTGCTGAAGTCTGGATACTGACGGAAGCTGTAACCCGGCTTGATTGGCTCAGAGATAAGATCAAGGCTGACATCTGAACCGGGGATTACTAGCTCTGGCTGATAATCCTTGCTCTGATAGATGCGGCGAAGCAATTCGTCTTCACGGCCTTGCTTGATGCAATCGTTAGCATCCTTGCAACCATCCGGTAATTCAAGAACCTTGAGCTTAACTTCTGTAGCGTAGTTTGCAGCAAACTTCTCTACTGCTTCCTCACCCGGCTCATCTGAGTCGAAAGCCAAGAGGACGCGCTCGAAAGAAGTAACGTAGTCCCACACTTCACGTTTGTCCAACCCTGCTGCACCAGCGCCGTTAGCGAGTGATACCACAGAGTAATCTTTGCCTTTAGCTGCGAATGTCTGCCAGATTGCAAGAGCATCTTCTTCTCCTTCGGTGATAATGAGGAAACGGCCTCCTCGCGGAAATACTTGCTGACCAAATAGCCCACCATACTCGCCTACTATCTCCATATCACGTTTTAACAGTGCGTTCTTACGCTTCCAACCTTGACCTGTGCCAGAGCGATAGAAGAAGGCTTGTCTATCAGCCTCACCAGTGTCTTGCCGCACTGCCTGACGCACTCCGTACTTCTCAACGGCATCTGGCTTGATCCCACGGTGGGACAAATCAGCAAGAGGGAAGTTGTCTACCTCTTCCACGTCCCACTTGTTGTACTTCGGCTTATCCATCTTTTTACTTTCCGGTTGTCCATTCATTTTAGCTTCTGAGACATAGCCACAACCCGAGAAACAGTAGCCAGCTCCGTCATGGAACACACCCATGCTGTCGCTAGAGTTGCAAACAGGGCAAGGCTGACCAGTCAGAGCATACTTACTCATCGCCATGCTCTCCTAGGTCAAGTTCGTCCCAAAGCAGGTGATCTAAGTGCTGTGGCATGTTCTCTGCTTCGTCAGGGTGCGCAGAGATAGACCGACAGGCATTGCATAAATCATCTGGCAAACCCTGTGTTCTGCCGTCTGCCGACATCTCAATCATACTTAGACACTTGTTGCACGCTTTACAACGACTCATTTCAGTACACCTTATGCTTTAGCTTGTCGAAGTTCTCCTCGACATACTCAAACATATCTGTCTCAAC